GATGGGCCGGTGGTGGTGGCGGTGGATCTCACTGTCATGCTGGCGGCAATGGTGGAACTGGTGGTGGAGGTGGTGGTGGAGTTGAAAATAGTGGTACAGCTGGAACTGGTGGAGCATCAGCAATTAATGCTGGTGGCGCTGGAGCATCTGCTCCTCCTCCTTCTAGTGGAACAGGTGGTAATGGTGGAGATAATTCTGGTGGTGGCGCTGGTGCTGCTGGTAATAATGCTTCTAACGCTGGAAACGGTGGATCTGGAATAGTAATATTAAGGTATAAATTTCAATAATTATGACAAGTACAATTAAAGTAAACACAATAACAACAGAATCAGGATCTACGTTAACTGTAGGTGGATGTGGAAAAACTGTTGCATTAGCATCAGGTGCATCACAAACAGGTTTTGGAAGAACTGGTACAGTAGATTGGCAAACAAGTTCAATAAAAACTGCTACATTTACAGCAGTAAATGGAAAAGGATATTTTTGTAACACTTCTGGTGGAGCTTTTAATATGAATTTACCAGCAGGTTCTGCTGGAGCAATCGTATCAGTTGTTGATTACACAAACACTTTTCAAAATAATGCATTAACTGTTGTACCAAATGGTTCAGAAAAAATTGGTGGAGTAGCAGCTAATGTTTCTTTAACTACAGAAGGTCAATCAGTTACATTTGTTTATGTAGATTCAACAGAAGGATGGAAAAATGTTCAAGATTCAACATCAAATGTTACAGGTAGAACATTTTTAACAGCTACAGGAGGAACAGTAACTACTTCTGGTAATTGTAAAATTCATACTTTTACTGGACCAGGTACTTTTTGTGTTTCAGCACTATCTTCAAATGCTCCAGAAAATATGGTTTCTTATATGGTAGTAGCAGGTGGAGCTGGAGGAGCTGGAAATCAAGGTTCTTGGGGAGGTGGCGGAGGAGGAGCAGGTGGTTATAGAGAATTAAAAAATCCTGTTACCCCATATACAGCAAGTCCATTAGATGGATATTGTACTCCAGCAAATAGAATTACAGTAACTGCTACAGGTTTTCCAATTACAGTTGGTGCTGGAGGAGCAGGTGGTCCTGCTTGTGGAAGTGGTAGTCCAGGTGTAGGAGCAAATGGAGCAAATTCAGTTTTTTCAAGCATAACATCAACAGGCGGAGGTGGTGGTGGTGCAGGTCATCCTGGACCTAGAAATCAAGCTCAAGCTGCAGGACAAAATGGAGGTTCTGGTGGTGGAGCAACTTCAGCCTATAATGCTTCACCTAGCGGAACTGCTTCAGGTGGATCAGGAAACACTCCCCCAGTTACTCCATCACAAGGTAATCCTGGAGGAAATGCAGCTCCACACCCACCAGCAAGACAAGGTGGTGGAGGCGGTGGTGCAACTGCTGCTGGTGGTAATTGTAGTGGTCCTGGCGGAGCAGGAGCAACATCAAGTATTAATGGAACACCCACAGCTAGAGCTGGTGGAGGTGGTGCTGGAGGTGTATCTCCTGGATCATCAAGTCCTGGAGGAGCAGGTGGTGGTGGTGCAGGTTCAAATAGTCCATCTATTGCTACTGCTGGAACAGTTAACACAGGTGGTGGAGGTGGTGGTAATGGTCCTTGTGCATCTAAAGCTGGTGCAGCAGGTGGCTCTGGTATAGTAATAATAAGGTACAAATTTCAATAGGTAAATTATGAGTGAAGTAAAAGTAAATAAAATTAGTCCAAGAACAGCGTGTGGTACAACCACATTAGGAGATAGTGGAGATACATTTACAATTCCTGCTGGTGTATCAATAACAAACTCTGGTACTGCATCAGGTTTTGGTTCTACAGGTGAAGTATCTTGGGTAACGACAAAAAAAACAACAGGTTTTACAGTAACAGCAGGTGAAGGATATTTTTGTGATACTTCTAGTGGAGGTTTTACAGTAACTCTTCCTGCAGGAACTGCAGGAAATTCTTTTGCAGTTGCAGATTACACAAATACTTTTCAAACAGGTAATTTAACTATTACACCAAACGGTTCTCAAAAAATTGGAGGTGTAGCAGCATCGGTTAAATTAAGCACAGAAGGACAATCAGCATATTTTGTATATGTAGATGATACTGAAGGTTGGAAAAATGTCATAGATTCAACATCTAATATAACTGGAGCAACTTTTATAACAGCTACAGGTGGAACAATAACAACAAGCGGTGATTGTAAAATTCATACATTTACAGGTCCAGGAACTTTTTGTGTATCTGCAATATCTACTACTCCCGCTAATAATCAAGTTTCGTATGCAGTAGCAGCAGGTGGTGCTGGTGGTGGTGAATCAGCTGTTGGATCTGGACATCCAGGCGGTGGCGGAGGAGCTGGCGGATTTAGAGAAGACAAATCTCCAACAACTCCTTACACAGCTAGTCCTCTTGAAGGCGCTGGAGCAATATCAGTTACAGCAACAGGTTTTCCAATAACAGTTGGAGCAGGTGGTGGTGGAGGTGCAGGTCCAACTGGTGGTCCAGGAGTAGCTGGTTCTGCATCAACTTTTTCTACTATAACTTCAGCAGGTGGAGGTACTGGAGGCACAGGATCGTGTGGGGGATCAGGCAGAGCAGGAGGTACTGGAGGATCAGGTGGAGGTTCAGGAAGTTCAAATTCATCGCCAGAGGGCGGTGGCGCTGGTAATACTCCTCCAGTTAGTCCACCTCAAGGTAATCCAGGTGGCACAGGTGCACAAACTTCTGGTCTTGGTGGATCAGGTGGTGGAGCAACTGTGGCAGGAACTCAATCTCCTGGAAGTGCTCCAAATCCAGGTGGTGCTGGTGCTACAACTAGTATAACAGCTTCACCGGTTGCATATAGTACAGGTGGTAAAACTCCCTACCCTCTTGGTGCTCCAGGATCTGGACCTGGATGTGCTGGAAGTGCTAATACAGGAAATGGTGGTGGTTCAGGATTAAATGGTTGTGGTGGTGCTGGCGGTTCTGGTGTAGTGATAATAAGATACAAATTTCAGTAGTTGAATGATAATTAAAAATAAGATATAAGGAGAAACATTATGGCACATTTTGCAAAACTAGGAGCTAACAGTAAAGTTATTCAAGTGTTAACACTTGATAACAAAGATATGCACAACGCCGACGGTGTTGAAGATGAATCAGTAGGTCAATACTATTTAGAACAACATAATAATTGGCCTGCACAAATGTGGATTCAAACATCTTATAATACATCAAGTAACAAACATTCATCTGGTGATGACTCAAAAGCACTTAGAGGTAATTATGCTGGTATAGGTTTTACTTGGGATGAAGATAATAATATCTTTTGGCCTAAAAAACCTTATGCATCTTGGGTAAAAGATACTACAACTGCAAATTGGAAATCACCAATTGGTGATGCTCCTGCATTGACAGCTGAACAAACTTCACAAAATGAAGCTGGTACTCATAGATGGCATTATGCTTGGAATGAAGCCGGCCAATCTTGGGACTTGACAGATCTATTAGCATAAATTAAAAATGGTGGTGGTATGCAGAAGAAAGTATTAACAGAGCAAGCTCTATATTACGGTGATGTGGCAATGCCTAAAGATTGGGACATTGACCGAGATAAATTATCAGGCGACATTTTACAATCAGTAATTCAAAACAAAGATTTTCCATTTTCAAGAACTTGGGATATGTTAAACACTTATGTGAGAGATCATATAAATTTAAAGTATAATTTTACTTTAATTAACAAAGAAACGTGGGGTAACATGTATAAACCTAGCGAGACTACAATTCCTTTATTAAATATAGACCCAGTAGATTTACGTAACTCTCCAGACTTTACATTATTATATGGTGTAAAAGTCAAAGATTGTATGGTTAGAATACATTACGAAGACAATAGACGTAAAGGTAGATCTTGGGATATGCCACTTACAAATAATAAGTTTATAATGTTTCCATCAACTAATATGTATTATTTAACTAACAATCAAAAGGATAGTTTAAATTTTGTGCAAACAATAACTTATGAATATATCTAATTACTATTGGTATTTTAGTGGTGTATTGACACCTAGATTTTGTGATGATGTTATAGAGTATGCTAAATCACAAAAAGAAGTTATGGCTTTAACTGGTGGTTATGACAATAAAGAAAAATTAAACAAACAAGAAGTATTAGATTTAAAAAGAAAAAGAAATTCTGATTTAGTATGGCTTAATGATACTTGGATATATAAAGAATTACATCCTTATGTGCATAGAGCAAATGAAATGGCAGGTTGGAATTTTGAGTGGGACAGAAGTGAGTCTTGTCAATTTACAAAATATAAATTAAATCAATATTATGATTGGCATTGTGATAGTTGGGATAAACCTTATCAAAAAGAAGGACCCGACAATGGTAAGATTAGAAAACTATCTATGACTTGTCAGTTAACAGATGGTTCAGAATACAAAGGTGGTGAATTAGAATTTGATTTTAGAAACTATGACCCACATATGCGAGACGAATCAAAACACAGAATACAATGTAAAGAGATATTACCAAAAGGTTCTATAATTGTATTTCCTTCATTTGTGTGGCACAGAGTTAAACCAGTAATATCAGGCACAAGATATAGTCTTGTGGTATGGCATTTGGGATATCCTTTTAAATGAAAATATTAATTGTAGGCGGTGGGAGTGCAGGGTGGATGACTGCAGCTACTTTAGAATCACAGTTTCCAAACTATAAAATATCATTAATAGAGTCTAAAAACATATCTACAGTGGGAGTAGGTGAAAGTACTCTTGGACAGATTACAGATTGGATGCGATTACTTAAAATAAAAGATAAAGATTTTATAAAACACGTAGAGGGTAGTTATAAATTAAGTATAAAATTTACAGATTTTTATAAAAAGGGAGAAGCTTTTCATTACCCTTTTGGAGAACCAGCTACAGGAGGAACAAAAGCAGGAACAAATGATTGGTGGTTTAAAAAAATGTTGTTTCCAAAAACTCTTTATTCAGACTATGCTGATTGCACTTATCCCTTACAAATGGCTTATGTTAATCAAAATAAATTTGACATAAAAGAAGTAACACGAGCGTACCATTTTGATGCTACTAAGTTTGGTCTATGGTTAAAAAATAACTATTGTAAAAAAGTAAAACATATAATTGAAGATGTTGTTTCTATAGAACAAGATGAAAATGGAATTAAATCTTTAAACAATAAATATACTGCAGATTTATATATTGACTGCACTGGGTTTAAATCTTTACTATTAGATAAAACTTTAAAAGAACCTTTTGAGTCTTACTCAGATAGGTTACCAAATGATTCTGCGTGGGCTACACGAATTAAATATAAAGATAAAGAAAAAGAATTAGTCCCCTATACGAACTGTACTGCCATAGAAAACGGTTGGGTATGGAATATACCATTATGGTCTAGAATAGGTACCGGTTACGTATACTCAAGTAAATTTGTAGATGATGAAACAGCATTAAAAGAATTTAAAAAACACTTAGGTCAAGAAGACTTAGAATTTAAAAATATAAAAATGAGAATAGGAATTCACAATAGACTATGGGTT